GTCGCGGAAAGATTAAACGCTAAGGGGAGCCTTCCCTTTAGCGCTCGCGAGTGGTCGACTGGATTAGTTCAGCAGACCGTTTATGGTAAACTAAATTACCCGGAAGTTATGGACGAGTTTAAATTAATCATGCAAGAAAATGAAAAAGCAGAAGCCTAATTTTAACGCTTGGATGGATCACATTGCTGAACAGCTCCAGGCAGATTACAGAAAACTTTACTATTCATCTAAATTTAATCAAAATGAAAACTTTCCAAGAGTATCACGAGCGCAATCCAAGGGTATACGAGGAGTTTAAGCGCTTCGCCTTTTTGCTGATCAATAGAGGTCACAATAAAATAGGAGCGAAGCAAGTCTTTGAGCGCATCCGCTGGGAGACAATGATTGAAAGGACCGGCAGGTACAAAGTTAATAATAATTACACTGTCGATTATGCCTATAAGTTCGAAGAGGACTTTCCATATTTAGAAGGAGTTTTTTATCATCGTAACAGAAAAGTTAAAAATTTAAACTAATTTTATGACTAGCAAGCAACACGCAGTAAGTCTTGTGAAGCGTTTCCAGGAAGCGCATCCTCACATTAAGAAGAATAAAGAAGAAGCAATAGCTTCAGCTATATTAGCAACAGAAATTGTAATGGAATCTATAAAGTGGGAATACATGGATATTAGTGACTGGGCTAAATTACGAGATCATTTAATCGACTTATAGCTATGAAAGCCACAGAGAAAGCCCAGGAGATTATCGACTACATTGCAGGCACACACCTAAAGCAATACGGCAAGATCCACATGAAGAGCGTTTTAGAAGAAGCTTCTAGTAATGCTAGACTGATCATTAAGAATCGGATAATAGACGGATTAGATACGACGTACTGGCGAGAAGTTCGCCGGGATATAATGGCAAGACAATGACATTAGAAGATCAATGCTTTCACGCTGTGGTAAATGTGCGCATCGCACACCAGAAGCAGGATATAAACGACTATTCAATGGTCATGAAGTACTGCACTCCTGAGCTTCCGGCCTTCGATATTATCCTGGATAAGATAGCCCAGGCGGAGGCAGAGATCATGAGGCTAGAAAATCTTTTAAATGATTTGTAGATATTAAATTTGTTTTTTATATTTGGAAACAATAGGCCGAATGTGTGGAAGTATTCGGGTTATTTTAAGGGTTTAAAAAAACCGAAGCCGATTTTGCTCTTCCACGCAAGTCGGCTTTTTTTATTTTAACGATGCAAAAAAGAAAAAGCATTACCAAAAAGACGCGCTTTGAAATCTTCAAGCGAGATTCCTTTACTTGTCAGTATTGCGGAGCTAAGGCTCCAGATGCTATCCTAGAAATAGATCATCTAAATCCAGTTAAACACGGAGGAGAAAATGATTTACTTAATTTAATTACTAGCTGTTTTGTATGCAACAGAGGAAAGTCTCATAGGAAGCTATCAGATAACTCAGTGGTAGAAAAGCAAAGAGTACAAATTGAGGAGTTAAATATTAGGAGGCAGCAATTGGAAATGATATTAGAATGGAGGGATGAATTACAAAAGGATTCAAACTATCAAATAAACCAGGCTTGTAGTTATTGGAATAAAAAATTTGTAGACTATGAAATAATTCATCCAGAAGTATCTTTCGGTAAATTTTTAAAATCCTATGGGCTTATTGAGGTTTTAGATTGCATTGATATATCTTATAGACAATACTTTAAAGGTAATAAGGATACTGCAATCTATGCACTTGAAATGTTAGGGGGAATTTTATACAATAGATCGAAACAATAATATGGATATTTACTCACTAACTAGAAACTTCTGGGACTATTCTTTCGAGAATCCCGATAAGCTAAAGCCTAATCATGCGGCTATTTATTTCTTTGCGATTGAACATTGCAATAGATTAGGATGGAAAGAAAAATTCGGACTTCCTACTACTATGGTAATGGAGGCAGTAGGTATAAAGAATTATAAGACATACCACTCAGCTCTTATGGACCTGATTGAAATCGGTTTAATAGAATTGATTGAAAAGTCTAAGAATCAATACTCAAGCAACGTAATTGCTCTGGTAAATTTTACCAAAGCAAACACCAAAGCACTTGACAAAGCACTGTCGAAGCACGTACCAAAGCAAGTCCAAAGCACTGCTAGTATAGATATACAATCTTACAATACTACAAATCTACAATATAACAAATTAAAGCATGAGGCAGAATTTGAAATTTTTTGGAATGAGTATAATAAGAAAGTAGATAGAGCTAAGACAGAAAAGGTCTGGAATAAATTAACAGATCAGGAGGTTCAGAAGATTCTAGCAAACGTAAAATTTTACGTCCAAGCAAATCCAGACTTGCAGTACAGAAAGAATCCGCTTACCTACTTAAATGGCAAATGCTTTAACGACGAAATTCAAAATTTGAAAAGTCCAGTTAATCAATTAGCTTTGAACGACAAACCTATAATACCAAACGAATGGCAGTAAAACTAAATCTAAACGATGTGCACCTGGAGCGTGATATCGTCTCACACTTACTAGCTTATCCACACTTATTTAGTGAAGCTAATAAATTAGTCAGTGAAGAATCTTTCACAGACGCTTTATTTAAGGCGTCATTCCTTGCATTTAAGGAACTATCCCTAGAAGATAAGAGAATCACTAGGGCTGATATATTTAGAGTCCTTAAAAGCAAAGAAAAAGAAAAAGGAATTTCGGCTGAATTGGTCCTGAAACTAATGCCTGATCGATTGATCAACCTAGAAGAATCCTGCTATCAGCTAAAAGAAACAGAAGGAAAGAGGAGATTCCATGATTTAGCCTTCAAGATTCAGACTGCAATCCTAGATAACAAGGAAGTATCTGACTTACAGACGATCATTACCAAGGAAATGGATAGCCTAGAGCGATCAATCGAATCCTCTGAGGTGTTTGACATCGCCTCAGTTTATGATCAAGTCATCGATAAGCTAGAAGCCAACGCTGGTAAGATTAAGTTCTCAGGGATTGACACCGGATCTAGGGATTTAAACTACATCCTAGGAGGATTCCAGGAAGGAATGACGGTAATAGCTGGGCGTCCAGGTATGGGAAAGACTATCGCAGGATTACAACACGCTAAGAGTGCAGCGAAATCAGGCAAGCGCGTTCTATTCCTTAGCCTAGAAATGCCAAAGGAGTCTTTAATGTTTAGACTTATCAGCTCAGAGAATCATGACTATAAATACAGCGATCTAAAAGCGAACCGAGTGAAGCCAGATGACATTCTAAAAATCAGGAACTCAAACGCCTCGATTCTTAAATCCTTACCGATCTTCTTTTATGACTCAGATAATCGAGATATAAACTATCTGTCCATGATTTTGACATCTGAAGCGAAGCGGAATAAAATCGACATAGTCGTAATCGACTACCTTCAACTAATCAGAGACAATCAGCTCAAGGATCAGTCAGATTTCGCTCAGGTTTCATCTGTATCCAATAAGATCCAGAAGCTAACTAGGAAGCTAAAGATTCCAATCATCGCTTTGTCTCAGTTATCAAGGGGCATAGAGGGGCGATCATCAAGACTGCCCCAGTTATCAGATATTAGAAGCTCTGGAAATGTCGAGCAGGATGCCATTGCTGTGATCGGTTTATATCGTGACGATTACTACAAATACACAGACGCCAGGGCTAACAATACAGCCAAAGGACCGGACGACAATATCCTAAACTATGTGATTCTTAAAAATCGAGACGGAGAGACTTGCACGATTGATCGCTATGTGGATGTGACTACCAATCGAATCGCTGATTCTTATGATGAGCTGAGGGCTTATCAGAATCTAGGATTAAATTCTGGAGACGAAGCACTAAAGCAATTAAAGAATTTATTTGAAGAGGCTAAATTTTAAACCTATGAACGTATTAAGTTTATTTGATGGAATGTCCTGCGGACAGCAAGCGCTAGAAAGAGCAGGATTTAAAGTAGATAATTATTTTGCATCCGAAATCGATAAGTATGCTATTCAGGTTACAATGGCAAATTATCCTAATACCAAGCAACTTGGAAGCGTAGTAAATGTCGATGGCTATTCTTTGCCTAAGATTGACCTGCTTATAGGCGGATCGCCTTGCCAGTCTTTTAGCTTTGCAGGTAAGCGCAAAGGAATGAGTACAAAGGACGAGCAGGAAATCTTAACGCTTGATCATTACTTGCAATTAAAAGCAGAGGGATTTGAATTCGAAGGTCAGTCTTATCTATTCTGGGAATACATGAGACTTTTGAATGAGACTAAGCCTAAATACTTTCTTCTTGAGAATGTAATGATGGGAGAGAAGTGGGAGAAGGTTTTGTCTAAGGCAATCGGAGTCAAGCCAATCATGATAAATTCCGCTTTAATTTCAGCTCAGAATCGCCAGCGTTTATATTGGACTAATATCGGGCTAGAACCTGCTGGTTTATTTGGAGATTTAGAAACGACAATCGAACAGCCAAAGGACAAAGGAATTCTTTTAAAGGATATTTTAGAGCCAGAAGTTGATTCGAAATACTTTTTAAGCGAGAAGGTAGTCAATAAAATAAAATCAAATAATTTAGTAAACTCAGAAATCATATGCCACAATATGCAGCCACGTTCTGGGGATCCTACCAAAGGAGGAACTGGACACCTTACTCGAACAGATGGCAAAACTTACTGTTTAGATACGGGAAATACTAACGCTGTTGAAATTGTAGGAGGAGATTTTAGATCTGATGAGGGATATAGATGGAGAAGTGGAGGCAAGAGCGGAACTCTAATGGCTCAAGCTAGAACAGATGGAACTGCCGGACAAGCATTAGTCAAAATAGAAGAAATAGAAATAATAGCTACACAGATAGGTAATAGTGAAAATTTTGGTAATTCAACTTCAGAAAAAGGAAAAGCATTTACATTAAGAAAGTGCGAACCTAATGGAGTAATCATAGATTCTAAAATTAGAAGACTTACTCCTATCGAATGCGAGCGCCTTCAGACTGTTCGAGATAATTACACTAATCACGTCTCAGACTCTCAGCGATATAAGATGCTAGGCAATGGCTGGACAGTCGATGTAATCGCTCACTTTTTTAAATACATGAAATGATAACTATCAAAGGCCAGGTGCCAAGCAAGTCAAACGGATACCGTATCGGAGGTAATCGTCTCTATAAGACCGTAGATCTCAAGAGCTACGAAGTGAGCTTTGAGTGGCAGATCAGGAAGCACTTAGGCGAAACGATAAGCGTTCCCTTTGAGATTTGGATAGACGTCTATTTCCAGTCGAACAGATCTGACCTGGACAACTCGGCAAAGGTTATTCTAGACTGCCTCCAGAATTGTGGCATGATTGCAAACGATCGACTGTGTTCGGTCCTGGTCATGAGGAAGCACATTGATAAGCTGAATCCTAGAATTGAGTTTGAGATTAAACCGGTTGATATTGGACACTAATAAAAATCTGCCGGACAATTATAAGCAGTGCATCGCTTGGATCGAGTCACAACTGACACAAGAGACACGTTCTATCCTATTGCCCGGTGTTCGTATCAATGACGTAAACGGATCGCTTAGAACGAATCTATTAAGGATTCTAAATAATACCGGATCAGAGCGGAGGGCAGCCTTCTTAAGGACCAAGAAAATAAAAGACTATCTAAATAAAAACTTATGAAAAAATTAACAGAAAAAGAAACGATTATAATCTACGCTGGACTTATTAACGCGCTAATCGATCACATCGAGGCAGACTTCCGTCCGTCCATCTTCAATCGCCAGTCACTTAAGATGAAATCTAAGAGCGTTCTGGATGAACTTCTGAAGGTCGAGGCTGATATGTATAAAGGAGATCCCAGCGGAGAGATGACTGATCAATACTTAGACGCAGGGCAATTGATGATTACCTTCTTTAAATTAGGTATTGAAATGGCTGACATGAACCAGGTAAAATCCGAAGGGCTTAATACTCAGCTAAATATATTATTTAAAAATTATGGTATAAATTTGGATACTAATTTTTAAATCTATAAACTTTGCCTAACCAAACGAATTAACAATGAATAGTAGCGCTGAACAAGTGGTCAAACCTGATCACTATCAAGGAAAGGGAGGACTCCAGGCTATCGATGTGATCGAGGCTTTCGGTCTTGGGTTCTCCCTAGGTAACGTAATCAAGTACGTCCTAAGAGCTGGCAAGAAAGAAGACCGTCTCCAGGATCTAGAGAAAGCGATGGAGTATCTGAAATTCGAAATCGAGAACACTAAGAAGATAGTCAAGGAAGTGGAAGAGTATATCGCCAATCTCCCAGACGACTTATAGTGAAGACAAGAAATCAGATTATCGAGGAGCTTTACCTATCCAAGGATATTAGCCAGGCGATTCGAAAGATGCAACCGGCTGAACTTCGCGACGATCTTAGGCAAGAGATGTTTATCTCCTTATGCACTCTGAGCGAAGAGAAGTTCTGGAACCTTTACGAGAATAACGCTTTGAAATACTACCTAGTCCGGGCCATGCTAAACATGATCCGAAGTACTGGAATGAATCAGCCTTTCTTTCGTAACTTTAGAGCTAAGTTTGAAGCCATCGAGCAGATGACTAACCTAGAAGATCAGATCGATAATTCAAAGGATGAAAGGGAAGTCTTATTTAATTCAATGGAGGAGCGCAGGCGCGAACTATGCTGGTATGAGAATACACTGCTAGATCAATACGTCGAATGTAACTTCAATCAAATGGAGCTACACCGAAAGACTCGGATACCTTATCCTTCGATTGTCAAGACTATCGCCTTAATCAAAAAGAAACTTAAAGATGAACACTAAGAAGCCGGAAGAGTTCGCCAGGGATCTGTTCAATAACTGCCTATATTTTACCGGTGGTAAGATGATGGCTAGAGAATGCGCTCTGTATATCTGTTCAAAGTTTATTGAATACCATCAAAGGATGGACGATAAATGCTATCACTTGGAAGTTCAAGAAGCCCTACATAAAATCGAGATAATATGATACAACTATTAGCGTCTGTGGCCTTTGTTACATTCTTCCAGATGAATAATTTACCCTATGGTTTAGGGCTTAACTTCAAGCCATTTAACTGCGCGCCTTGCCTAGGTTTCTGGGTGGCTCTAGGTTTAATGTTTGCGCCTGAGTTACTATCGACAATCCTTGCAGCCTCATTCGGCGCTGGAGTTTTATCTGCAATTATAGAAAGACTATTAGTGAAATTACTTAAAAATCTATGACAATTCACGATATAAAATTCATCCAGGATAATATAATTAACTTCGAGACCGTGGCTCTAGGCTTTACTAGAAATATGGAGCATTCAGTCTTGAACGAATATAGTGAAATCTATAAGCGGTCCTTAGATCCTAGCTTCCAGCTAAACGCCTGGTGTGGCGCTTGCCTATTTGATATGCTTGTAAGATTAAAGCGCCACTACGAGAATGTAATATCAGTCCAACCAACCAACGAACCTAATGAGCAAATCGAAGTTAAGAATCCTCGCGGTAGGAAGTCAAAGTAGCGGAGTCACTTATCACAGACTAGCGCTTCCTTTGTCTATCATGGAGAAGGAATACTGCCTGATCACTGACACAATCACAGAGGAGCTATTGAAAGAAAAGAACTTTAATGTGGTGGTCATTAATCGATTCCTTGAATCTGTGCCTCTGCTTCAGCTTCTGCAATGGCGCGCTAAGTTTGGTTTTAAATTGGTGGTAGACATCGATGATTACTGGACTCTGTTTGATAAGCACCTGAGCGCTGGCACCTATAAGAAGCTAGGCATTACTAGAATCATTCGAGATTACATCAAGTACGCGGACCTAGTTACAACGACTCACAATCGCCTCCGCTTAGAGATAATACAGATAAATAAAAATTGTGAGATTCTACCTAATGGCTTACCTTTTGACAAGGATCAATTTACAACGGTCCGCAAAGTTAATGATCGAGTTACTATCGCTCACACTGGATCGATAACTCACTACCCAGATATTCAGCAATTAAAGAAACCAATCGAAGAGCTGGCAAAGTCCAGAGTCTTTAGAGAGAATACCAGGATGCTTCTATGTGGATGGAATAAGTTTAATAAGTGGCACTGGGAAAGGATGGGAAATATCTACACTGCAAACGAGAAACTAGACTACAAGATCCTAGAATCGATGCCAGTGGATTTATACATGAACTTTTACCTGGAAGCAGATATGCTTTTGGTTCCCTTATTGGATAACAAATTTAACAGATTAAAGTCAAACCTTAAAGCACTAGAAGCAGGGGCTAAGAATATACCTATCATGGCTTACAACCGGGCGCCATACGATGACATTCCTACGATCTTCCAGGTAGATAACTGGGAGCGCGACATTAAGCGAATGGCATTCAGTAAGCAGATGAGAGAGGATTTCGGAAATAGAAATGGGGAATATGTTAGGGCAAATTATGACATCTTCAAAATTAACGAAGGGCGTTTTGCTACCTACTCTAAACTAATAGACTAAAAATATGCCAGTCTTAAAATGCACAAACGGAAAATATAGAATCGGTCAAGGTGCTTGCATCTATGACACTGAAGAGAAAGCGACTGAAGTCTATCAGGCTATCTTAGCCGGGGGCAAGTTTGCAGAATCCTACAATGACTACCCAGAGGAGGCAGTTAATAATGCCAAGAGGGCGCTAGCTTATGCTGATAAAAACGGCTGGGGATCTTGTGGCACTCCAGTGGGTAAGGCAAGGGCTAATCAATTAGCAAACAAGGAGCCGATCTCCAGAGATACTATTGCTAGAATGGCGAGCTTCAAAAGACAGCAACAGAATAAGAACGTGCCTTATGGCGAAGGATGTGGCGGTTTAATGTGGGATGCTTGGGGCGGAGATGCTGGGGTAGAATGGGCGATAAGAAAATTAGAACAGATAGATAATGCAAGCAACTGATAAGGAATTTTTTGATCATGAGATCGAAGCCGGAATAACGCCAGAGAATCCAGACTATTGGAATCTAATGAAAGCGACTGCTTCTATTATTGAAGAGTACGATCCTAAGAGCGTCATCGAGATCGGGGCAGGAATGGGAACTCTAGGCGAATGCTTATCTCAGCTAAAGATTAACTATTACGGCATCGAGCCTAATAAGTATCACAGAGACTTTGCTAAAAAAAGAGGGGTAAAATTAAACGGACTTAAGAATTATCCTAATCAATGCGATCTAATTGTAACTATAGAGGTGCTAGAGCATCTAACAGATGAGCAGATTAATGACTATTTAGAGAGCATTGATGCTAAATACTTGCTACTTTCTTCGACTCCATACACAACTACGCCAGAGTTCGACGCCTGGTGGGGCCATATTAATCTAAAATCTGTTGATCAGTGGATTGATTTTATGGCTGAATACGGATATAACCTAGAACGACGCTTAACAATACCGACAGACTGGTCATTATTATTCAAGAAATGAAAGAGAACGCACCAAAAAGAGTAAATAAAAAAGGGGATTCTGTCAGAGATGGAGACTTAATCCTTCAGTGGGCTAATAAATATATCGACTATTGCCTGGAATGCACTAAGGAAGTGGCTACCGGGGCAGGAGTTCGCGTGATTAGAGAGCGCCATCTTCCGACTATTAGCTATTTTTTATTGATCTGGCTACCAAGACAAGGCACTTCTTTTTATAAGCGCTCTAATTGGTACAATATAATTGGTAATTCAGAGCATCCTTTACACAAGGAGGTCAAAGAGATAGACGAAATCTTTCGCGCTCTAGCGGCTGATATTGTGGCCAACGAGGGAAAGGGTATCTTCTACGCTAAGAATCTCTTAGGATGGACAGACCGAGCTAAGACAGAAGAGAAACAAGAAGTAATCATAAGCTTTGCAAACGAAAATAATCCTTCCTAAGCCACACCCTAACCAGGCGAAAGTTCTAAACTCAAAGGCTAGATTTAAAGTTTTAATGTCAGGCAGACGATGGGGGAAATCCTTAATCTGCCAGGTCATTACTTGTCTAGAATCCATGCAAGGCAAACGCGTCGCGTACATCACTCCGACTTACCTTTTAGCTAAGGCGTTCTTCGATGAGCTTGCCTTATTGATGCCGGCTAATGTGGCGATCCCTAACAGATCAGACTTGACCTTTAAGCTAATCACTGGAGGCTCAATTAGATTCTTTACCGGCGAGAGATTAGATAATCTCAGGGGCTTAAAGTTTCACTATGTAATTATCGATGAGGCATCTTTCATACCTGATCTAGAATCAGGCTGGAATAATGCAATCCGTCCAACGCTTACAGACTACCAAGGTAAGGCGATATTCTTATCAACGCCTAAAGGCAAAAACTTCTTTTATTCTTTGTACCTTAAAGGCGTTCATCCTTCTGGGGAATGGGAGTCGTTTAAGTATAGCTCATACGACAATCCTTACATCGCAGATGAAGAGATCGACTCCGCTAGGATGGCACTGCCAGAGGTAGTCTTTGAACAAGAATACATGGCAAACCCGGCAGAGAACAGCGCTAATCCTTTCGGATCTCAGTCACTTTCTAAGTGCATCTCTGAAATGTCTCAGGAGCCGGTCCGCGTCTTTGGAATTGACCTTGCAAAGTACAGTGACTGGACTGTGATCATTGGACTAGATGCTTCTGGGAATGTGGCTTACTTTGAGCGCTTTCAAAATGATTGGGCAAGCACACAGAATAAAATCAGAATGCTTCCAAAGGTTCCCATGTTAATAGATAGCACTGGCGTAGGGGATCCGGTAGTCGAGCAACTCCAGCGCGAAGGGCTAGCAATAGAGGGTTTTAAGTTTACATCTGTAAGCAAACAAGAATTAATGCTAGGTTTGCAGGTGGCAATCCATCAAGAGAAACTACACTACCCTCCGGGCATGATCCAGGAGGAGCTTGAGATATTTGAATACCAATATAGTGCCAATGGAGTTAAGTACTCCGCTCCTAGCGGATTTCATGATGACTGCGTAATGGCTTTAGCTTTAGCCTGGCGTAAGCTAGACTTTAAGGCAGGGACCGGTAAATACAA